ATAAATGCTAATGCAAATGATTTTCAAGTATCAGAAACAGTTGGTGGTAGTGCAGTTACGCTAACTACGGATGGATCAGCGACATTATTAAATTATAAACAAGCATTAATTACAATTACACCACAAGCTGGCGCGAATCTAACATCTGTTAATTTTAATGTAAAACATAGCAAAACAAACTTACCAGCATATTCTACTGGATTTCTTGATCTATTAATATCCGCACCGTTAATGACAACATTAACTATAGGATCAGCATCTCCAACAGTATATTTTAATAGTTTAGAAAGAGTTAGAGTCATTAGTAGTGCATTAACAACATTTGCCTCCAAGTGCCAATATTTAGCAGCGTTGCAAGATGTATATTTCGTATCAACTGGAACCGTTACTTCAACCAATGCCATGTTTACGGGGTGTACTCGCCTACAATCTTTTCCATTATTTAATACAACAACTGTTACTGATATGTCACAAATGTTCAGTGGTTGCTACTCATTGAAAACAGTGCCATTATTCAATACCGCAAATGTTTTAGATATGACATCAATGTTTTCCAATTGTAGAGCATTGAAAACAGTGCCTTTATTTAATACTACAAAAGTCACTGATATGTCTTTAATGTTTAATGGTTGTGATAGTTTGGTAACAGTGCCATTATTTAATACTACAAAAGTCACTGATATGGGTACTATGTTCAGTGGTTGTTCAGCATTGGAATCAGTACCTTTATTTAATACTGCTGCTGTGACTGCTATGAATTCAATGTTTACAAATTGTGTTGTACTGAAATCAGTACCTTTATTTAATACTGTCAATGTGGATTCTATGGCATCTATGTTCAGTGGTTGTTCATCATTGCTATCAGTACCTTTATTTAATACTGCCAATGTAACTTCTATGGGTTCAATGTTTACAAATTGTTCATCATTGAAAACAGTGCCTTTATTTAATACTGTCAAATTGACGACGGCGGCATCTATGTTCAGTGGTTGTTCAGCATTGCTATCAGTACCTTTATTTAATACTGCCAATGTAACTTCTTTTGCATCTATATTTGCAAGTTGTTCAGCATTAACTTCTATTCCCGCGCTTAATACTGCCAATGTATCTTCTTTTTCATCTACGTTCAGTAGTTGTTCAGCATTAGAATCTATTCCAGCGTTTAATACTGATAAAGTAACCACTATGGGATCCATGTTTTCGGCTTGTAGAAATATTAAAACAATTCCCGCAATGAATTGTAAATCTATAATAACTACGGCAGGATTTACGGGAACGTTTACTTCATGTGCGTCAGTGCAAAAGATATTATTGTCAAATGTTGCGACTACACTATCGGTTGCATCACTTAGTTTGGGTCGAACCGAACTTGAATCATTCTTTAATAATCTCGCAACTGCAAATACCGTGGCTGGAGCAACTCTTACAATATCAACAAATCATGGAGTAGGTAATTCTGTTATAAAAACTTGCACATCTACGGCTGGTTCGAATCTAATCACAACTTCAGATACCGTGGGTGTTTTAACAGGTATGCAAGTTACTGGTGGTGGTTCACCAATAACAGCCAATCTAGCAGTCACTTTTACTGATGCCGGTGATTTAGTTGGAGCTACTGCACATAGTCTACAAAATAATGATATCATATCATTTAATTCAATAGTATCAACTACTGGATTAACTACATGGAAAACATACTATGTTATAAATGCTAATGCAAATGATTTTCAAGTATCAGAAACAGTTGGTGGTAGTGCTGTTACGTTAACTACAGATGGATCGGGACAAGCAAGATATAAAGCGGTTGTGGACTCAGTTGTCACAAATACTAGCATCACATTATCGAGAGTTATGCCAATATCCAATACATCAACATATACTTTTAGAGAATTAATAACAGCGCCAGCTTTACTAAAACAATGGACAATTACAGGATAATCATATGGCAGATATATTAGATACTAGCGGATTCTATAAATTGGAAAATGATGATTTATTATATGCTCAATATTTTGTTGAATCATTTGACTATCAGCTAAATAGAGAGTCGAGAAATGATTACATTTATCCAATTCATGGATGGAATTGGTTTGATTCCGAACAAGAAGCAAAAACATTCTACAATATCTAAACTATAATTAAAATGGCCAAAATAACAACACGCGCGGAATTCAAAAAATATTGCCTGAGACGATTAGGTTGGCCAGTTATACAAATCAACGTCTCAAATGAACAAATAGAAGATCGCGTAACAGATGCCCTAAATTTTTTCATTGATTATCATTTTGATGGTACTGAGAAGATTTACATGAAGCACCAATTTACCCAAACAGATATTGATAGACGCTGGATTTATTGTCCCGATCCTATCGTATTCGTAACTAAAGTTCTACCATGGGATGATTCAAATGCATCTGTTAATATGTTTGATTTGCGTTATCAATTAAGATTGCATGATTTATATGATTTTACTTCGGTATCATATGTATCTTATGAAATCACAATGCAACATCTTAGAACGCTTAATTTATTGTTCTCGGGTACACCCCAATTTAGATTTAATAGAAAACACAATAAACTATTTTTAGATATTGACTGGGAAAGAGATGCCCAAGTAGGCAAATATGTGATAGTAGAATGTTATCGATCTATGGTGCCAGATAGTGTGACATTAGCTGGTACAGTAACAGGCAATACATCATCGAATGTTCTAACAGGTTATTCTACAACATTCGATCAAGAAATTCTGGAAAATGATATGTTAACATTATCGGATTCTCAGATTGTTCAAGTCAGAAAAATTAATTCACCTACTGAAATTGTTATTGCCAATAATCTAAGTGCGAATATAAGCAATGCTACTATGGTAGTTGCAGGTGTATCGGATGTTTGGGATGATCGATTGCTTAAACAATATGCAACTGCACTAATAAAATATCAATGGGGTTCTAACTTATCTAAATATTCAGGAGTTCAAATGCCTGGAGGTGTAACTTTAGATGGTGTTAGAATATTACAAGAAGCGCAACAAGAAATTGATAAAATTGAACAAGAAATGCAAATATATAATGTACTACCAAATGAAATTTTCATTGGTTGAAATTAAATGTTAAATAATTTCTTTAATCAATTTCCGGGTGATTTCGTCACTTCTGAACAACTTCTTGTCGAAGATTGTTTGATAGAATCTATTCAAATGCATGGAATGGATTTATATTATTTACCCAGAGAAACTAGGGACACTTTCGATATGCTATATGGAGAAGATGTACTAAAAACATATACAAAAGCATATCCAATTGAAATGTATATTGAGAATTTCACTGGAATGGAAGGTGAAGGTGATTTCATATCTAAATTTGGATTGGAAATTCGAGAAGAAATTAGAATGATTGTTTCTAGGAGACGATTTAAGAGTGTAGTTCCTAATCAAATTCGTCCCAATGAAGGTGATCTACTTTATATACCATTATTTACTAGCTTCTTTGAGGTTATAGCAGTTGAAAATCAGAATGATCAGGCAATGTTCTACACTTTAGGTAGAGGTAGAGGTGGTAATGTATTTCTATATGCGCTCCAATTGAAACAATATGTATATTCCAATGAAGTGATAAACACCAATATTCAAGAAATAAATAATGCAGCAAGAAATTATTGGCCAAAAGTGAAATTGACTATAGCGAACACTAGCAGCAAATTTGTCAATGATGAGATTGTATATCAGGGCAATAGTCTAGCAAATGCTTCAGCACAAGCTTATGTATTTGATTATATTTCATCTATTTCTATGGATGTATATAGAACACAGGGAATATTTACTTCAGCTAATGGTATTATAAGAGGTGTGACATCAAATTCAACCGCTAATATCGTAGATAGTTCGGATACTATACCTATGTCCACAATATCTGAAGATATTCAAGATAATCAAAGATTATCCGACGAAGTTGATACTATCTTAGACTTCTCAGAGACTAATCCATTTGGATCATAAATGTTAGGAAATGCACATTTCAGATTTGGAATAATTCGCAAATTAGTTGCGACATTTGGATCATTATTTAATGATATCGATATCATTAGATTTGATGCCAATGATAATCCAAAAGAACGATTCAAAGTGCCTATTAGTTTTGGTGCTAAAGAAAAATATATCACTCGTATAACAAGTGATCCAACTTTAACTAAATCGATTGCAACAGTTCTACCTAGAATATCTTTTGGATTGGAAGGAATATCTTATGATTCTAGTAGAAAACTTCAATCAACCTTATTAAATTTCGCTATTGATTCCAGCACAGGCGCAAGAACTCAATATGCACCTATTCCATATAATTTAGAATTTTCACTGGCTATATATGTACGAAATATCGAAGATGGAACACAAATACTAGAACAAATATTGCCATTCTTTACACCAGACTTCACAGTTACTATTGAATATGGTGGAATGGATCAAAAATTTGATATTCCATTTATATTAAATTCTGTAAATCCTCCTATTGAATATGAGGGCGATAAGGCAGAAACAAGATTTATAGTATGGGATTTAGATTTTACTGCCAAAGCTTTTATGATACCGCCTGTCAAATCTGGAAAAATTATTCGTTCATCTAATGTTGATATTTTTGCAGAAGAAACTATGAATACTGAAAATGTATTGGTTAATATCTGGACGGTTCCTAATCCTATAACAGCTAATGCAAATGATTCTTATACTTATACCGAAACTATAACTGAGTATTTCGATGGCTAGTATAAATGAAAATTTAGATGATTTATTAGATTTACCACCATCTACTGTGGATAATGATCTAAATACTATAGACATTACAGGCAAAAATGATGCCGATTTTGCGAGAGAGAATATTCGTGAATTGATTTTAAAAGGCAACAAACTTTTTGATGATATATCCAATGTTGCTAAAGAATCTGAAAACGCATTTGCATTTGATTCTGCAACTAAATTATTGAGAAGTCTTTCAATATTAAATAAGGATTTGATGGAAATCCAAAAACGAAAAAAAGATTTACTTGGAGTAGGATCACAAAAATTATCTCATGATGATGCAAATGGAAGCAATGCTGTGATTTTCACAGGATCGACCGCAGAATTATTACGAGTTATAAGGAAAGAGAAATGATGGAAGACACAAAAACTATTCAAGAATTAATGAAGAAAGTATTAGCTGATACATTTGCGTTATATGTTAAGTCATTAAATTATCACTGGAATTGTACTGGTCCAAATTTTCCAATGTATCACGATTTTTTCGGTAATTTCTATACTGAACTGAATGGTTCAATAGATGATATCGCAGAACATCTTAGAACATTGGATACCTTTGCACCTGGATCTATGACTAGATTTCTTGAATTAACTGAAATTAAATGTGAATTGAGTATTCCAGCAATTCCAGAAATGGTTCAACGACTATTCGCTGATAATAAGACCATATTGAATACTTTGAATATTACATTTGAATTGGCAACTGAATTAAAACTTCAAGGATTGGCAGATTATATCGCGGGTAGAATTGATGCTCATAAAAAACATGAATGGATGTTGCGTAGCATTTTAACATAAGATGGCATCCGAAAATTATTTTGGAAATCCTAATCTAAAACGTATTGGAGTAGCAATTGATTATACTGAGGAACAAATTTTAGAGATTAAAAAATGCTCCGAAGATTATAAATATTTTATCGATAATTATTGCTATATTGTAACAGTTGATTCCGGTTTACAGCCCTTCAAATTATGGAAATTTCAGAAAACTTATCTGGATATTCTTCACAATAATAGAAAGATAATAGTAAAATTTCCTCGCCAAACATCAAAAACAACAACGGCGGCAGCATATTTTTTATGGCATACACTGTTTAGTGATAATAAAACAGTTGCGGTTCTGGCCAATAAAGAAGATGCTGCTATGGAAACATTATCTCGCTATCAGATAATGTATGAGAATCTTCCGTTATGGTTGCAGCAAGGCGTAAAAACTTGGAATAAAGGTAGTATTGAGTTAGAGAATGGTTCCAAGGTGATAACAGCAGCAACGACATCATCGGGAATTCGAGGAAAAACAATTTCGATTTTATATATAGATGAAGCCGCAATTATACCAAATAATATCGCAGATGCGTTTTTAACTTCAGTATTTCCGGTAGTTTCTTCTGGTACAACAACGAAAATTTTAATATCATCTACACCTAGAGGATATAATCATTTTTGGAAATTATGGAACGATGCCAAAGAAGGTAGGAACGGATTCATAACATATGAAATTCACTATTCGGAAGTTCCTGGAAAAAATAAAAAATGGGCAGAGGAACAACGAAAAACATTAGGCGATGTTGGATTTGCACAGGAGGTAGAATGTCTAGGTGGAAATGAAACAGTAACTATTAGAAATAAAAATACAAATAAAATAGAAATTATCACATTAGAAAAACTACATGATCTACTAAGCATAAATAATTGACGACCACGAAATTCATAGTTTCTGTCGCCCCTAGATACGATAAATTGACAAGGAGTATCCAGCATGCCTATTTATGCACCAAAGTATTGTGTGTATTTAACAGTATACACAGGAAATAAATTACCAATGTTTTATATTGGATCAACATTAATCGATACTGTGTTAAATAAACATTATCATGGTTCAGTTAAATCTAAAAAATATAAGTTAATTTTTCAAAAAGAATTGACTGAAAATCCACATTTATTTAAAACAATAATAATTAGTAAATATTATTCAAGAAAAAAAGCAATGTATCGAGAAAGAATACTACAGCAAAAATTAAATGTTGTCAAATCCGAAATGTATATGAATATGAGCATTGCGAAAGATTTTGGCTGGTTCGGAATGTCGGCAAAGAGAGAAAATAATCCAGTTTATGGTAAACGTTGGAAAAAAACTCCAGAACAAATAGAGAATAGTAGAATTTCGTCACTAAGGGCATTTTCAAAACCATCACATAAAAAGAAAATGTCTGAACTTAGAAAAAATAAACTTCCATTATCAAAAAAACAAATAGAAGAAAAAAAGAAATTATATAACGAAATTCTTAGATTATATAATTCAATGCCAATATTACAGTATGGGCAGATATTACGAAATGGGCACATTTTAACTTATGATAGAGCATTTGCGAAAACATTTTGTAATCAATTTAATTTAACTGCAAATGGATTATATATAATAATCACAAAAGATACAACTGCGAAAAGATTGTTATGTCAGAAATAGCATTCAACTCAAATTATGAAATTCTAACGCCAACTGATTGGCAAAATTTCGATGGCATAAGAAAATCAAAAAAACAAACACTAAAAATTAAATTTCAATCTGGGAAAGAAGTAATATGCACGCCAGATCATAGATTTATTCACGATAATATTGAAATTACAGCCAAATCATTAAAAGTTAAATCTAAATTAGGAAATGAAATAGTTGTATCAGTTAAATTGGATAAAATTCAAAATGTATATGATCCAATAAATGTTGCAAATGGCAGTAAATATCTATCAAAAAATATAATTTCTCATAATTGCCTATTTAATGGTTCTTCATACACATTAATTAATGCAGAAACAATAGGTCAATTATCATATTCAACTCCACTATTATCAGATTCGGGATTAGATATCTATGAATATCCTATTCATAGAACATTAGATTCCGATCACAAAGTATTGGAATATGAACATGGATATATTCTAGTTGCAGATACATCTAAGGGTGTTGGTGGAGATTATTCCGCGTTTACAGTAATTGATATTACTCAAATGCCTTATCGAATTGTTGCAAAATATCGAGATAATACTATATCACCGTTATTATACCCATCAATAATATATAAAGTTGCTAGACAATATAACAATGCATTTGTGCTACTAGAAATTAATTTCTCAGATCAAGTTGCACATATTCTATATTCTGATTATGAATATGAAAATATTTTATTTGTCACTAAAGATAATACGCAGCAGAGAATATCGAATGGTTTTGCTGGTGCATCAACCGCGTTAGGTGTTTCCACGGATAAAAAAGTGAAACGTATCGGTTGTTCAAATTTTAAGGCGCTTATAGAAGAGAAAAAACTGCTAATTCCCGATGCAGATATTATATCAGAATTATCAACCTTCATACAAGTAAAAGATTCATATGCAGCAGATGAAGGATATAATGATGATTTAGTAATGACGTTAGTATTATTTGGTTGGTTAACAACTTCCATGTTTTTTAAAGAAGTTACTGATATGAATTTGCGTCAAGCATTATATCAAGAACGAATCCAGAAAATTGAAGATGATTTTTTGCCTATACTACGAGACGATGGAATAGATTCTGGAATCTATCATGATACAAAAGATGTATGGTTTGATTATGGTGTTTTTAATTCAAACATATACAAATAATAAAAAACATAAATAATCAATCTACAAGAAAAGAATTCAACATCATAGGGGTTAAACATGGCAAATTTTTTATCGCCAGGTGTAAATGTAACAGAAGTTGATTTAACAGCATCTATTCAATCAGGCGCAACTTCGACAGGCGCATTTGCTGGAATATTCAATTGGGGTCCAGGAAATCAAATCGTATCTATATCAAATGAAACTAATCTACTGAATACTTTTGGTAAACCGGATTCCAATAATTTCACACATTGGTTTTCGGCAGCAAATTTTTTAGCATATTCCAATGATTTACGAGTAGTTCGAGCATTAGGAACGGATTCATTAAATGCAACTGTTGATGGTTCTGGGCTATTAATAGAAAATGAATTAGACTATTTAGAAAATCACTCAGATGGTACTGATGCTGTTTCTGGACCATTCGCAGCTAAATATGCTGGTGGTTTAGGAAATAGTTTAGCAATTTCACTATGTCCAAGTTCTAATGCATTTTCTCAGAATGTAACTTCTATTGCCCAAACATCTTCCAGCATCACTACATCAAATACAACAGTATTGACCAGCGCGGATTTGCGTAGTTATATCGTTGTTGGTGATCTGATTTCAATTGGTACAGGAAATAATCAAACAGCTTATGTTGAAGTTTCTAGTATATCCAATACACGTATTAATGTATCAACAGCATTTAACAAGACAATTTCTTCCGGTGCAGCAATTAACCGCAGGTGGAAATATTATTCTAGTTTCACGGATGCACCTGCTACATCAACATATACTAACAATCTGAACGGTGCTGATGATGAATTGCACATGGTAGTATATGACGCAGATGGTTTATTCTCCGGTGCTAAAAATACAATTCTTGAAAAATTTGCATTCATGTCTAAAGCAAGGGATGCTAAAACAAACGATGGATCATCTAATTACTATAAATATGTTGTCAACAATCGTTCTAAATATTTGTGGTGGATCAATCATCCAAGCTTATCTGGAACAAGTTGGGGTAACACAGCGACAAATCAGACTTACACTGAATCAACTGCCAATATCAATTATTATACTGATTTAGGTGCAGGTGCTGATGGTAATCCAACTGCGGGCAATATTCAAACAGCATATGATCTATTTGCTAATCCAGATTCAGTAGATGTTTCACTGCTAATATCTGGAGATGCAACACTTGCAACGCAGATAGCGTTGACATCACTAGCAGAAACACGAAAAGACGCATTAGTATTTTTATCCCCATTGCGCGTGAATGTAATTGATAATACGGGATCGGAATTAACAGATGTACTTAGCCATAGAAATAGTCTAACATCATCATCTTATGCTGTTATGGATTCAGGATGGAAGTATCAATATGATAAATATAATGATACTTATAGATGGGTTCCTTTGAACGCAGACGTTGCGGGAATTAATGCCAGAACTGATTTAGAAAGAGATCCATGGTTTTCACCAGCAGGTTCTAGTCGAGGAATATTGAAAAATGTTATTAAACTTGCATGGAATCCAACCAAAACAGATCGTGATTCACTGTATGTTAAGGGAATAAATCCGATAGTAACTTTCCCAGGCGAGGGTTCTATGTTATATGGTGATAAAACTATGTTTCACGCCCTTCAGCATTTGATCATATCAATGTTAGACGATTGTTTATTGTTTTGGAACAGGATATTGCAAAAGCCGCTAGAACAGTTCTATTTGAAATTAATGATGAGATAACACGCAATGCCTTCACATCTATGGTCGAACCATATTTACGTGATATTAAAGGGCGTAGGGGCATAACGGATTATCGAGTTGTTGCTGATACTAGCGTCAATACACCTGAAGTAATTGATAGAAATGAATTTGTTGCCAACATCTATATTAAACCAGCTAGATCAATTAATTATATCCAATTGAACTTCGTATCCACCAGAACCGGTGTAACATTTGATGAAGTTATTGGAACCAATATCTAAGGAAAATAAAAATGGCATTTAATATTCAACAATTCAGATCGAATCTATTATATGATGGTGCGCGTCCAAATTTATTCGAAGTTTCAATGGCATTTCCAGGATTTGCTAATATAGAAAGCGCATCCAATAAATTAACATTCATGTGTAAATCTGCACAGTTACCTGGTTCTACTATTAATCCTGTACCTGTCTATTATTTTGGTCGTGAATTGAAATTTGCTGGAAATCCAACTTATCCTGACTGGACAATTACTGTTATTAACGATGAAGATTTTATCGTTAAGAATGTAATGGAAAAATGGCATGAAGGAATCAATTCACATCAATTAAACGTTCGTAATCCAGCAGCTTTAAGTTCTCTTGGATATACTGTTGACGCTACTGTTAGACAATATGGAAAAACAGGCAATATAATCAAGCAGTATAAATTTATAGGAATGTTTCCAAATGATGTATCTCCAATTGAAGTTGATTGGGGTGCTAATGATACCATTGAAGAATTTACTGTTAATTTCTCTTATCAATGGTGGCAATCCGAAGAAATAGGTATATAAATATAATATACATATCTTAGGATAAATTAATTTGAAACTGTTTGGATTCACATTAGGGAAAAAGGAGGTTGTGCAAAATCAACCTCCTACTCAACCGGCATTTACTTTACCAACTGAAGCTATAGATGATGGTGCAGTTAATATCACATCATCTAGTCATTTTGGAACATATGTTGATCTTGAAGGTTCTGTCAGAAATGAATTAGAATTAATTACAAGATATCGTGAAATGGCCAATCATCCAGAGTTGGATATGGCTGTTGATGAGATTGTTAATGAGGCAATATCACATGATGATACCGGTAAAATAATACACATTAAATTAGACAATCTGAAGCTTTCAGAGACGATTAAGAAAAAAATAATAGAAGAATTCGACAATATTCAAAAAATGTTGAATTTTTCTAATATTTCAGATGATCTTTTTAGACGTTGGTATATTGATGGTCGACTATTTTTTCATATCATAGTAGATGAAAAAAATCCTAAAAATGGAATAGTAGAATTACGATATATTGATCCTAGAAAAATTAGAAAAGTTCGTGAGATTAAACAAGAAAAAGATCCAAAAACTGGTGCAGTAGTAATCGCATCAACGGCAGAATATTATGTATACAATGATCGCGGCACAACTACTCAAACATATACTTCTAATGTAAATACTGGAGTTAAGATTGCACCGGATTCGATATTGAATATTAATTCTGGTTTGATGGATGCCAAAAATACTTTTGTCATATCATATTTACATAGTGCTATAAAACCACTGAATCAACTACGAATGATTGAAGATGCTGTAGTCATTTATAGGATAAGTCGAGCTAGTGAACGCAGAATATTTTACATTGATGTTGGAAATTTACCTAAAGGTAAAGCTGAACAATATATGCAAGATATTATGGTTAAATATCGTAATAAAATGGTATATAACCAACAATCCGGCGAATTAGTCGATCAGAGAAAACATTTATCAATGCTGGAAGATTTTTTCTTGCCCAGAAGAGAAGGCTGTTTTTCATTAGATACGAAAATAAAATTATTGGATGGTAGAGATGTTGAATTACATGATCTAATAATTGAACATAATTTAGGCAAGCAAAATTGGGTATATTCTGTCGATCCGAATGGACATATTGTTCCGGGTAAGATTTCGTGGGCTGGAGTCACTCGAAAAAATGCGGAGATTCTTGAAGTGCATTTAGACAATGGTGAAACAATAATCGCAACACCTGATCATAAATTTATTTTGCGAAATGGTGAAAAAATAGAAGCACAGCACCTGATAGCAGGATCGTCATTAATGCCATTCAATACTAAATTTAAAGCAATAAGTAAAAAAGACTATCAACAAATTCAACATAATGATGATAATACTTGGGAACATTCACATAGAATGATATCAAGATATTTTGACAGAATACAAGAAAAAACAGAAGTAATACATCATGTAGATTTCAATAGATTCAATAATAATCCAGAAAATTTATTGATTATGGATAAATTTGAGCATATTAGATACCATAGAAAAAATGCACAATTAACTTGGAAATATGGCGATTACAATAAACATTGTGAAAATTTATCTAAGTCTGGAAAGAATTTTTTTCAAACTCCTGAAGGACAAAATCGACGAAAAGAAATATCAGAAAACAATAAAACAAATGAAAAAATAATAAATGGATTCAAAAAAGGTCGGGAAATAATAAAACAAAATAGACAACGAGATAGAGAAATATTATCAAAAGATGAATATTTAAAAAAATGGAGTCCAGGATTAACTCTTGAAATGTCACAAAAAGGGGCTAATCGTAGAAAAGAAATATGCGAAAATGATAGAAAAAATTTATCAAAAGATGAATGGGGAGAAAAATATTCAAAACATGGCAAACATAATATAAATATTCATCTGAAAAATACAGAGAATGTTTCACTATCAACTATAAAAGATATTATTGTTTCATGTGTTGAAAAAAATCCTAGAGTTTCCAATAAACATTTACTGAATTATATTAAAGAGATATATCCAAGACTTTCTATAAAAATATTATGCAAATATCTTCATAGAAATGGTTACAATAGTATCTCCGAATTTATTGTTAGAAATGTCGACTCAAAATATATTGTGCAAAAACGACTTGAAAAAAGTAAAATCAATAATCATAAAGTTGTAAAAATAGTTAGAAGAGATGATAGATTGGATGTTGGAACTTTAACTATTGATGAACACCACGAGTATCATGATTATCATAATTTCGCATTAAGTTCTGGCATTTTTGTAATGAATTCGAAAGGCACTGAAATAACTACTCTACCATCTGGACAAAATTTATCACAAATTGAAGATGTTGTATTCTTTCGACAAAAATTATTACAAGCACTAAAAGTACCAATTTCACGATTGGACCCACAACAAGGTGGACTAATAGGTCTAGGAAGAACGTCCGAAGTAACAAGAGATGAAGTTAAATTCTCTAAATTTATTGACAGATTACGAAATAAATTTTCCCAATTATTCGATAATGCTCTTAGTATACAATTAGCATTAAAAGGTATTTGTACTAGAGAAGAATGGGAAACATTTAAGGATGATGTATATTATGACTATGTGAAAGATAATAATTTCACTGAAATGCGCGATGCCGATTTAATGAGAGAAAGAGTTAATCTATTAACTCTTATGGAACCATATATAGGAACATTTTATTCCAAATCTTGGATTGATAGAAATGTATTAAGATTTTCTGAAGAAGAAATTGAGCAAATGAAAAAAGAAATAGAAAACGATGATTATACACCACAAAATCAACAAAATTCAGAACAATTAATGCAACAACCAGCTCCAGAAGATTTGGAAGATAATACTCAAGATACTGAAGATTTAACTCCACAATTATCGGCAGATGTTTCCAAATATTCAAAAAGTATAAATAAATAACACCCGGAGAAAAATAAATGAAAATCCAAGATATCATATCAAATGCATATAACAGTGATGCTATTGGCGCAAAGCAAAGTATATATGAAGCAATTTCAGAACGTGCCATGAATTTTTTAGATGTAAAGAAAAATGATATTGCTATTGATTTATTTGGAGATGTTGGATCCATAGATATAAATGAATCTAGTGATTCCTTGGAAGAAGGAGCAGTTCATCCAGCAGATGCTCATAGAATTTTGACTCAAACTGGTGGAGTAGATACCGATCATTTTGCGCTTAGTGGTGAAGATGTTAGAGAAAGAATGGAGTTGGCTAAAAGACATGGATATGTTGCAAAGGGCGATTCGTCAACTGGCCGATCTAAATTTTATCGAACTTCATTGCATTTGCAACGACAAGCTGCCAAATATAAACAAAACGAAGAAGTCGAACAATTAGATGAGCTATCTAAGGGTACTTTAGGCAGTTATATTAAAAAGGCATCTAGTTCAAATCATCGCAATAGCAATTCCAATTTGGCATCTAGGGCAGCATATGCTTTGGCTAAAGATCCAGAAGAAAATGCAGGAGAAGATGATGACAGAAAATCTTTTAAACGAAGTAAAAATATTGCTAGGGCCGTAGATAAATTAACTAAAGAAGAATTTGAACAATTAGATGAATTATCTAAAAAAACTTTAGGTAGTTATGTCAAAAAGGCAGCGGGTGATATATCACGAACAATGGATGCACATGGAAAAAGTAAAGACTTTGATACAAGTGTTGCGTTATCAAATCGTGAATTAAAACGGCGCACAGGTCTTGTACAAGCAGTAGATAAATTAACTAAAGAAGAATTTGAACAATTAGATGAAGAATTATCGGATAATGCCTATAAATTAATCATTCATGCCGATAACGATAGGGATTTATATAAATCGAGTCATGTACCAGTTGCTAAGAATTTGGAAAAGAAATGTAAAGCTGGTAAATATGATCACGAGAAAGCAAAAAAATTGTGGAAATTTCATGCAGATCGTGCAGCAGATTCATATGCTAAAGAGTATGGAAAACCTGGACAAAAAGGACATCATATTTTTTCAGTTGCAGATAGAAAAGAAGCTGCTAGTCATTTCGC